CCGGTGACGGGGACGGTCTTGTTCATGGTGAACGCTCCTGTGGTGAGTTGAGAGGGTCAGGGGTTGGGGTTGACGCCGGTGCCGGTGCTCACGCCGAAGCGCTCGCCCGTCGTCAGCTCCAGCGCAGCGAGCTGCATGGCGGTCGCGTTGTCGGCGTCGTTCATGCCCACGCGCGCGGCCAGCTCGGCCGCGGTGCGGCGGTTTTCGGCTTCCTGACGCATGAGCTCGGCTTGCGCCTTGGCGTCGCGGTCGGCGGCTTTGTCGGCGAGCTTGGCTTCTTCGACCTGCACCTTTTGCGCGGCGGTTTGTTGCTCCAAGGCGAGCCGCGCGGCGTCGGACTGGGCGCGCTGTTGCAGCGCTTGGCCCTGGACCTGCGCGTTGAGCTGCGCGACTTGCAGCGAAGAGTCGGGCGGCAGCTGCGGCTGCGGACGGAACTGCTGCGCCACGCCGTCGATCATGACCAAGTCCTGCGCAAACTGGCCCAGCTGCTGCTCGATGAAGCGCTGCACCTGCAGAATCACGGCCACCTGCTCGTCGGCTTCCTTTTGAATCAGGTCGGCGCGCTGCGCCTTGTCGACGGCGTCGTGCGCTTCCTTGAGGTAGTAGTTCAACAGGTGGTCCCGCAGGTGCTGCGCCATCGGATAAAGGTACGTCCGCGCGATCACCGGGTTCTGCCCGAACACGGGCGAGGCCGCGAATGCCAGGTGTGCCTTCAGGTGCGCAATGTGGTCCTGCGCGGGCAGAACGTACACCGGCCGCCCCATCGTCGCGGCCACGTTCTCGCTCACCGGGTCCACGTCCTCGCTGGCGGGCTTGGGCTGCAGGACGTCGTCCGTCGAGACCTTCATCTGGCGGAGGAACATCTCCTCCACCTTCCGCTGGTCATACATGCCCGGCATCAGCGCCGCGCGCTGCATGATCGCCTGCACCTGCGCAAAGCGCTGCGCCTCGCTGAAGATGTGCGGGTCGCTCACCGGCACCACGTCCATAGGACCGTCGAAGTCTTCGGGCTTGATCTCGATCGCGTCGCCGAGCTGCGCCCGAATGTCCTCCTCGGTCAGGTAAGCCGAGTTGATCCGGTGCAGCACCTTGAACAGGCGCGACATGCTGTCGTGCAGTCGAGAGTGAATCGAGCTGAACACGACCATGCCCTGCTCGATGAGCGCCATCGTCGTGCCCACGGGCGCGTTGGCGTTCATGTCCGAGAGCTTCTCGAACGAAGTCTGCACCACGCCCTTGCCAGCGTCGACCAGGAAACCCAACAGCTGGAACAGCGTCGGGCTAGGCCCCGGGAACGGCACCGGCATCACGAGCTTGCGGATGTCGTCGATCATCGCGCCGCCCTCGATCTCGGCCACCTCGGTGGGCTGGACATTGATCGTCTGGCCGGAGGGGCCGCCCTTGAGCTTCAGGACGGTGGGGACGTTCTGGATGTGGGCCGAATCCAACAGCGCGCGCAGTGCGCCGGTCGCCGCACCGCTGAGGCCGCCGATCATGTGCGTGAGCCCGATCGGGTATGCGCCGCGCCAAGGCACAAAGCCGAACTCGATGGTCCAGATGAGCTCCTCGCGGCTCGCGTCGTCGGGCTCCCAGTTGCGATACAAGTTCAGCGCGGCGCGCGAGCTCTTATCGATGGAGATGATGTAAGGCTCCGGCCCCTCGCCAAAGTCCAGGAACGTCGTCACCTCCAGGATCGTGCGCAGCCCGTCCTCGTTGTAAGGCGACTGCGTCCGCCCCTCGATCTTGTCGTTGGCCTTGGAGGCCTTGGAAAACTCGGGGTCCATCGGGACTCCGAGCATCACGTCTTTGTAAATGCCCGCCTTCACCCGCTGCGCATACGTGAGCTCGGTCACGTATTGCACGTGCGTCTTGCGCTCGGCGGTGTAGAAGTTGGTCGCTGCAAAGGGCAGCAGCATGTCGTCGATCGGCACAAACTCGACCGACGGGCGCTTGTGCTGCGGGTTCCACATCGCCTTCAGGTACTAGCCCCCACCCAGCGGCAGCTGCGTGGTGAGCTGCTCCAGCTCGGCGCGGAAGCCCCGAATTTGTTCGGTGGCTTGCCAGTTCATGAACTCGGCCTTGCGCTGCGCCTTGAGCACCTTGTCGCGCTCTTGCTCGCCCAGGATCTTCGACTTCACCGGGCCGCCCGGGGGCATCAGCTCCTTCATCGCGCGGGCGCTGAAGTCCACGCACGCCTCGACGAGCATCGGGTGCACCACCTTGTTGGCGCCGGAGCACTGCGCGCCGCCGGGCGCGTCGTCGCCCAGGCCGGTGCGGCGCAGGCCTTCCTCGTAGAGCTTGTCGCGCTTTTCGCGCGCTTCCTTGTCCTTTTCGATCTTGTCGAGCAGGTCGCTGACGATTGTGCTCAGAACGGACTGGTCCACGTCGTCGACGATGTTGGCGAAGTGTTCCTGCACCTTCGCCTGCTCGGCGGCCTCCTCCATGCGGATCACCGCGCCGCCGTCCTCGGTGTCTTCGACCGTGACCGCGCCTTCTTCCAGCTCGAAGCTCTCACCCTCGTCGTCAGAGGGTTCCAGGGCGTCGTCTTCGTTCATTTCAGGCATTGAGTTCCTCACTGAGCTGCGCGGCCAGCGCGTCGATTGTCGCGGCATCATAGCCGGTGTGTTCCGTACGCATCACTGCGCCGCCGTGGGCGAACGGGATGAAGTCCGGGCCTTCGTCGGCGCGGCCTTGTGGGCGCGGCGGCTCCCAGTCGGGGAACAGGTCTGGCATCTCGCCAGGGCGACGCGGGGCTGCGGGCACGGAGGGCAGCTCTGTGCGGCCGTATTGGTCGAGGAGCCGCGTGAGCTCTTCTTGGGTGACGTAGCGCGGCACCTCGACGCCCGCTTCTCGCGCGCGTCGCGCCACGTCGCTGTTCAAATCTATGCCGGTCAACCCGGCGTTGTCCAGGTCCATCACGCGGCCCCACCTGCCGCTGCGCACGAAGTCTTGCACCAACGGCATCAACGCGGCGTCGGGGTTGTCTATGTACCCCGTGCCCGAGTGGCGCAGGCGCTGCCGGGTGTCCTTCTTGCCGGAACCCTTGATCTGGAAAATCGACTCAGGGGGCACAATGCCTTTTTGCCTGATGAACATTCGGAGCCCAGCGTCTGTGTCGTCCATGTTGTTGCCGCCGATGGCTTCGAATTCTTTCTGGAGCCGCGCCGTCTCTTCCGGACCGACAGCCTCTTTCACGTCGTCCCAGTTGCGCGGCTCCGCTCCGGGGCGCACCTCGATCGTCACATGCGGCTGCCCTTTCTTGTCGCGCAGCGAGAAGATGCGGGTGGAGCCGAGCGCGACGTCTTCGCAGTAGTCGCCCACGCAGTTGCCCATCGCTTCGCCTTCGCGCACGAGGGCGCGTTCGAGGGCGCTGATCGTGCCGGGCTCTTCCGGCGTCGCGCCGCGCTGGCGCAGGGCATAGGTGGCGCGCGCCTCGTCCAGCGCACCGGGGACTTCCAAGTCGTAGCCTTCTTGCCCCATCCACCGGACGAACTCCGGGTCGCTGCGAGAAGGTAGGTCGTCCGCCTTGATGCCCTCGGGGAGCTTGATCTCCACCCAGCGCATGCCCGCCTCGGGGTATTCCTTGAACGTCTGAATGGCGGGGTTGGCGAGCTCGGCTTGTTCGTCGAGCCACGCCTTGTACGAGTCGAGCTTCTCGACGGCTTGCGGCAGTGAGGTCTTCTTGAGGTCCTCGGGCTTGAGTCGCATCTTGCGCGGGAGCTTGTCGCCCGCAGCGAGCATGTCGCGGAGCCCCTGCGTGACGACGTCCAACCCGAAGTCGCCAGCGCTGCCTGTCACCTCGTGCACGCGTGTGCCCGGGGGCAGGTCCTTGAGCCACGGGTTCTGGCGCATGAGCTCAGGCACGCCGCCATACTTGCGCATGAGCTGCTCAACGGTCGGGTTGTCGACCATGGCGTCAGCGATGTTCTCCCATCCCGCCGCGCGGCGCATGGCGTCCAGCTGTTCCTCGGTGAGACCGCCTCTCTGGAGCGGCTCGAGCGCGACACCCTCCTCCGGGAATCCCGCAGCCTTGCGCCGGCGGATCACCTCGTCGGGCACCCACCCCTCAGACATCATCAATTCTTCGGCGGGCAATGGGTGCACACCCCGCTCGGCCAGGGTGCGCAGCGGGTCGGCGGGTGTGGCCAGCTCATTGCGCACGTAATTGCCCAGCTTCTGTTCGATCCAGTCGTTCAGGGCGCTGGCCGGGCTCTTGGAGCGAGCCTCGGCGATGCGGGCGGGCATGTCCTCTTCCGACACGTTCAGCCGGCGCAACATCTGGCGCCAAGACTCTTGCGTGGGCTCTTTCACCTTCAGCGGCTCCAACGTGCGCTCGACGGAGCCCGCCAGCCAGTTGCCGCCCCGGGGCTTCACGACGTTCACTGCGGGTTGCCCCGCCGCCATCACAAAGTCGCGCCCCGCCTTGCGCACCGCGCCGGGCAGCGCTGCAATCGCGCGCAGCGGCGAGCCCGGCCCGGCGTAAAAGCCCCCAGCCAACTGCCCCGCGCCAGTGAACGCGCGCCCGGTGGGCGAGCTTTGGCTCACGGCCCGGCCCGGCAACCAGCGCTCGACATCCTCGCTCGTGGGCAGCACGGTCTGTTCGTTGAGGCCCGGCAGCATGCGCACGAGCGCTTCAATGTCGCCCGGCGCACCCAGCACGCCGCTCAATGCGCCGCGCAGCGCGGCCAGCGGAGCTTCGCGCGCGCCGGCGCGGTCTTGTTGCGACTCCGGACGGCGGCCGGCGGAGCGGTAGCCGATGTATGGCTGGTTCAGGTCATCGGCCACAGGTGCACTCCTTGAGTTGGGCGAGGCCGCCGCGGGCGTACCCCGTGGTTGCGCGGCCGGGTTGCATGCCGCGCCCGGCGCGCTCGGCGGCTTCCTGCACCAGGCGCTCGAGGTCGGCCTGATCGCGGGCGCGGCGCGCGAGCTCGACTCCGAGCCGGTTGTTGTGCATGTCGAGGCGGTAGTCCGGCGGCATCTCGCCCAAGCCGATCAGCGCACGCAGCGCGGCCAGGGGCGACGTGCTCGCCTCATGCGCCTTGCCGAGGAACATTGCGACGCCGGGCCCATACTTGCGCGCCAGCGTTCCGGCCGCGAGCATGTGTCGGGCGGCGTCTTGCTGATCGTCTTGGCCGCGCTGGCCGGGGTACATCTCGTAAGCCACCGAGCGCGAATAATCCGGCACCGCGAACAGCATCGGGGTCTTCACC